ATTATACCATCAGCAGTAGAGATGTCGCAAGAGGATGAGCTATCTCGTATCAAACAAGAAACAGAGCAAGTCCAGCACCCTTCCCACTACTCTTGGCTAAAGGAGTTGTGCGGTGTCGAGCCTTTGGATATTTGCAGGCATCTTGATTTCAATGTCGGAAATAGTCTCAAATATCTCCTGCGCAAGGATAAGGTGGACGGGAACAAGACCAAGGTAGAGAAACGTGTGGAGGACTTACGCAAGGCTATCTTTTACATCGAGGACGAGATTAAACTGTTGGAGCATGGCAAAGACTAAGTTTCACTGCAAGGATTGCGTGATGTTCGAGTACGATGGATTTCCGTACTGCCTGGCACAAGACCTTTACACGGAGGTTAAGGCAGACGATGAAATCTGCGATGAGTTCTTTTCTAAATATTAGGGATATGGAATACACTTGTAAGGACTGCATTTTCTTCGACAACGGAACGTGTAAGGAAGAGAAATTTGGAAGGGATGTGGATGCAGAAGATAATAGCTGCACCACTTTCGAGTTTAACAAAATATTAATCAATAAAGTTGTATAGTATTATGGCAAGAGTTGCAAACAAAAAGACAGTCGATAACAACGCAGGATTGCTTCGAGTTATCGAGGGTATCGACAAGAAAAAGGTGGTGAGCGTTACCGATTTCGGCTCGTTCTTCATCGTGTTGCTGAAGGATGGTGCGATTTATCACACCCATATCGGCTACGAAGTACGCTGCAAGCGTTGGTTGGTGGATGTAAATAGCGAGCGTAAGGAAACGACCTTGTATAATTGGCTTGTGAACCTCGTTGCGTTCAAGAACGACATCAAGGGTAAGGAAACGGAGTTGTTCCCAGAGACGAACCAGACCAACCAAGATATGTTGGATTTCACAATCACGGTTACTACTGCAAACATTATGCACCCTGTTTCCTGCTTTACCGACATCGACACGGCTACAAAATTTGCCAACGACCGATTGAATTGGCTTCGTGAGCAGAGCGAGAAACTGGAGGCAGCGATGAATGCCGAGGTAAAGGAAGAGACCGAGGAGGACTTGGCTAAGAACTTTGAGCACGGTCAGCAGGCGGTGATGGCAGAACAGGTCGCCGAGCAACTAAGACAAGAGGAGGGAGAGTAGCCTATGGGTGACAACAAAGCAGATATATCGAAAGGCTTCCGTGATTGGTATATTCAACTAAAACTTGGGCTTTACCGTGACTACCGAATAGTGAAGATGGCGGATGCCCAAGGAAACAAGCGAGAAGGTATCTTTATTCCGTTTGTTCAGAACGGCATCCGTTGGGATGGCGTGAGATACAAATACCCGATACAATTCTTGAAGCCAGTGTTTGTTCCAAAGAACGGAAAGTTGTTGCACAAGCTAATTCCGATGGTTACTGAGGAGTTTAGAAAGAAAATGATAAATGAGGGTGTTCTTTCTCCTGACGATAAGATTGCTTGCGATTACGTAGGTGAGGTTTTGAGGGATAGGGACAAGATGTAAAATAATTAAAGTGTTCACGAATGGAGATAGGAAACGATACAATGGATAAGGTGGAGCGGATGGTATGCGAGTGCGTAACCACCGCTTTGAGTGATGATAGAGGCGATACCGTTGTCGCCGATGATTTGTATGTAGGCAAGAAGAACATTCCTTTTGCCAGGGCGGTCGCACGCAATTTCGTTTGCGATGTTCTGCACAACAAATATGGCTTCTCTTACACCGTCATTTCGCAAAGGGCGGAAATGAACCGTGAGAGCGTTATGCGTTGCGTAAGGAAATGTCATACCTTGGTGTCGTATGACAAGACCTATAAGTTCGTGAGCACCTTGATTGAGGATAAGTTGAGAAAGTGGTATGGAGAACAATGAGATTGATTTGCTGACCTTGAAGCGGAATGCTTTGCGGTTGGGCTTGTGCGGTCAGTACAAGGGAAAATGGGACGGATGCAATTCTAAGCAGGACTTGGTGAGGATGGCTCTTGATAGCAACGGCATCGAGTTTATGGCGGACTCAATAGCTTTCGGTTGGGGGTTGAGCAAGGACTACCTCCTGCGAGAGTTCGGTGAGTTTATGAATGGCTTCTACCGGTGCAGGGAGAAAGGCTATACGAGTGAGATGTATATCGGTGCGCACGGCGTGTTGAGTGTAAAATCTACACTATTGCTTATTGGGTATTGTGATGATTTGGAAATCGAGATACCAGAGCATACCGTTTGCCGCATTTACGTGTGCGGTGGTAGCAGGGTGCGCATCGAGAACAAAGGTAGCGTTGAGATTTACGAGTACGGTACGGACAACATCATCAAGCTAATTGAATATGATGGCTCGTATTCGCTTCGTGAGAGCGTTTCTAAATCCAAGTGGAATAACTGTAAGGACGAGGGAAAATAATGCGCTACGACAAATAATTTAGGCTATAACTTAAATATAAATAAAGTATTTTTATTCAATTATCTTTGATTGCACGGCGGTGCTATATTCTAATTTTGTGGTAATGAATTTTACTTTTTAGTTAGTTAAGATTTTCAAATGAAAGGGCAATCTTAGTCGTGAGACCGAGAATGCCCTATTTTTTATGCGGTTTGCTCTATCTTTGGCAAGATGTTATGTTGCTTCAAGAAATCATACAAGAAAAGTCTTCCCTTTTGAGTCCACTCTGTGTTGTACTTAATAATCTTTCCGCTGCTACGTGGAATATCAACAGGTTTTGAATGTACGTAGCCTTTATTCAAGTATGGTTGGTACAATATCCACTGACCGCTAACCTTGCGCTGCAACTTTAATTCGTGCAGCTTCTTGTTGAATGCTCTTGCACTCATACCGTAGTCTTGTGCTACTTGTGTAACGGTCACGGTGGACTTGTTGGCAAGTATCATATCGTAGTAGCTGACCTTTGGCTGCATCTGTGTAATTGTTGCGCTCAAAGAAGCAACCTCTTGGTTAGACTTTACGAGTTCCTCCTCCTTGCGCTGATTTTCCAATGCAAGCTGTCTGTTCTTCTCGTATTGGTCTGCCCAAGCTCTCGCCGCCGCCACAGGGTCATTAAAGTTCGGCATTGCGAGAAGGTTCTGTCTTGCCTCTTGCTCCTTTTCGATGAAGTACTTGCGGATGGCTCTGCCCTTCTCGTTGTTCTCTACCATGCAAAGTTCTTTAGCCATATCTATTGATAAAGCATACTCTACTACTGTTGTTGCACCTTTTTCTCGCTTCACAATATTGTGAAATGAAGAAAAGTCTTGATTCTCAACGAATCCATACTGTTCAATACGCTGCTTTATCCAATCAGCGAATTGTCGCTTATTACCTAACTGATGATGCAATTCTCTTGCACTCACTGCTTGCGCTCCATTGCGCTCTTCGATTTTAATCAATTCTTCCATAAGGAAATCTTTAATTTAAAATGTTTATTGCTCCTACCACATTTTAACAAAAGACCCTATAATCGCCAAATTTAGGTCGAATTGTTTTGTTATGGGCATAAAAAAATGCCCAGCCGCTAAAGAGGATGACGCAGCCAGGCAAATTTCCTTATATTATGATTAAAATTGAAGTCCTTTCATCTGTCTTTGGCATCCCCTCCATTGACACTGCAAAGATACGACAATTTTCTGTAACCGCAAAGAAAAAGGTGAAACCTTCACAACTTTTAATGTTTGCGAAAATCTCACCTTAATTATATAGGTACATAGAAATCAATTCATAAAGACCCCGAAGCCCTTGCGAGTAACCTTGTGTCCTGTCTTGACGCAGGAGTTGAGTGTATCACGAATATCAGACAATATCGTGGTCTGCAATCTCAATTCCACGAGCACAGGACTGTTGTTCGAGTCTTGCGCCACGGAATTGATGCTTGTTCCCAGTCGCTCCAACAAGGTATCTCGTATCATACGCACATCGGCTTGTTGGGTAGCGAGATAAAATCTCATACTGTTCATAATCGACTCAATCGCAGAAGCCGTACTTTCCGTTACTGACTGTATTCCTTGTTGCAATGCGGAAATATTAGAGCTTCCCTTTGGCTTGTACTCTAACACATCTGTCAAGTTGGTAAGGGTCTCGTTGATAGCCTTTGTTACCTCCGCTCCCCTTTCCTTGATGGCTGCAAGCTCTGTTTTCGTAAGGTCAAGTCCGTTATTACCTCCCTCGCTTCCTTCTGATACTGCATCGTCTATCATCGTCAGCAGAGGCTCAAGCAACTTTCCGACAACCCTCTGTGTGGCTTGCTTCACGATGAGGTTCTGAATGTACTCGTCAAACTTATCGTTGAGAGCCTCCAGTGCATCACTACCCTCGTTGAAGGCATCCACCCAAGCCTCAGCGAAAGCCTCCGCAGCCGACTTGTAGTTGGACTGACTACCGAAGCCGCCGAGTTGTTCGGTCATTGTTTCCTCCAACTCTTTGATGGTGTCGTTCAAATCATCAATCTGCTGCCTCCACTCCTGTATCTTACTATCATCGGGGTTCTTGCGTCCTTGTTCTGCCTTAATCATAGCCTCGTAGGACGATTGCTCTGCCTTTAGTGTCTCGACAGACTTTTGGTTGTACTCGTACAATCGCTGTGTGTCGAAGGCATCGTCCATAGACTGCTTTAGCTTGCTGTAAGAGTGTTGCAGGGAATTGATGGCACGCTCCTGTCTCTCAATTTCTTTGTCTATCTTACCTTCATTCGAGAATAGTTTGGCGATACCAGTAGCCACGCCCATCACGCCGCTTGCCACTCCTGCCCAGTTGCCGCTAAAGTAAGAGCCGATGGCAGAACCTACATTATCCACGATGCTCATTGCGTTCTCCAGTTGCGCATCCGAACCACCTAAAGCCTCAAACAGACCATTGAAGGAACTTGCCATAGTGGAAACAACAGATGTAATATCTGTAACGGACTTTGCGAACTTTGCCTTTGCCTGTTCCTCCTCTGTCATAATTGTTCCCAACTTGGCTATCTGTTCATCTGTGAGGTTGAGTTGAGATTTCAAGGAGTCTCGTATCTGCTTGTTTGTCGTGAGTCTTAGCTTCAACGCCTTTCCGTTCTCGGTCTCTGCCTGTCCATTCTTGACAACATCGTTATACTCTTGTTCTAGAGACTCCACGTAGGCATTTTGGCTTTGCAACTTTGTAGTTATGTCCGCCTTTTGTGTATTCAGACCCACATACTTATCCACGCCGCCCAACTTCTTCAATTCCTTGCTTGCCTTCGCCATCTCCTTTAGTCCGCTCGTGAACGCCTTGAAAGGATTGCGTGAGTTACGTACCTCGTTCACCTTGTTTATCTGCTCGGCGATAGTCTTTAGCTCCGTCGGGTCGAGGTCTTTCAACTCCGTGCGCAACTGGCTAAGACGGTCGTACATCGCATCGAGTGCCTTTGTGGAAACTTGGTCGAGGTTATCGAACAGACGAACGTACATATCGCTATTTTGGAAATCCTTCCAAGTGTTCTCACCACTTTTCTTCTTGTAGTCCAATTCGAGATTTCGAAGCAACTCTTTTTGCGTTTCTGGGTCAGAGAAATTTTTCATTATCGCCGCTCTGTCCTCCACGTATTTCTTATCGAGCTGGAGTTGGTCGGATAATCTTTGCTTGTATTCCTTAAAGAGTCTTTGAGCAGTCTCTATTGTGTCTTGTTCTATGCTTTGGTTCAGCTTCTGTGTTTTGTCAAGATAATCCTTCTCAACATCACTGTCAGCAAATTTCTGCTTTATGGCTTTGGCTGTGTTCTCCAAATCAGAGTTATATTGTTGAATAACCTTGTCCCCCCACTTATTGAAATCCTCTCCATACTTGGCTTCGTAGTCCTTGATGATATACTTGTTAAACTCGTTGTTAATATCCTCTTGTATCTCATCAAAAGACTTCGTAAGGTCGCCAAACATAGACTTTATAAGTCCGTCCGACATTCCTTCGTCTTTAAGTTTCTTATACAGCTTCATTTGTGAGAAGGCATCGTCGATGTTTCTGGATATATCATCCTTTAACTTATTGTATTCCTTCTCCGAAACCTTCAAGTCAATATCTGCCGAGATGCGGAAAGCGTTACCTCTCTTAGTCAACTCCTTGTATTGAGCACCAATCTCACGAATACGCTTCGCCGTTGTCTTATCGTCAGGAAGAATATCATTTGCGTTCCATCCAACGTTTTGCGCCGCTTCCTTGAAATACTTTCTTGTGTCAGACAAAGCACGTTCCTTGCTCTCTGTCTTTATCAAGTCGTTGTATTTCTTGTTCATATCATTCAGCAGGTTGATTCGCTCCTGCAAGAGGTCACGCTGCGCCTTTTCCGCCTTGGTGTTCTTTTTTTTATCTTCAAATGGATCAACGCCAAAACCATTTTTAGCCAAAGTCGTAGCACCTCTTAGACGTTCTTTAGCTATCGACATAAGGTCTGTTTTCTTGATGTCTGTAGCATTTGCAAAAATAGTGCCTTTTAGCATATTTTTTAACTTTCCCGCAACAGGGAGGGTGTCCTTGGTTGTCTTCTTTAATCTTGTGATTAACTCGTTCCAATCCTTCGCTATCTTAGCCTGCTTATCGCCCTCTTTCATCCAGTCGTCAACAGCCTGTGTATCATCTATTTGCTCAACGCTTAGATTTATGCCATATTTCTTATTCTTGAAGAAATCAGCAATATAGACACTAACCCAGTCTATCTCATCTTGTACGGAAGTCTTGTCTATATGCACAGGAATATCAAAACGCTTATAAGCCATTTCCTTTGCATACTGGCTCCATTCGTTATCAGCCGCCGTTCTATCAAGAATAAGTTGAATGGTCTGCTTGTCATAACCCTTCTTATCAAGATACCCAAACACATCATCAAGCTCACTTTGGAACTCTTTCTTTTGTTTGTCCATATCCTTGAAATCGTTTCCAATCTGAACAAGCGACGTATGTACATTTTTTAGCCATTCTGGGGCAGATGCCGCACCTTGGCGCTGAGCGTTGTCGAGTGCCACCATTGCATTATATGCCCTTGTGTACCAAGCTATATCCGTTTCGCCTTCCTTCTTTCCTGCCGCCAACACATTGTAATACTTCTTTGCAGAAGCAGACAACTCGCCGTAATGTATCTTTATGTTGTTAATTTGCTCATCAAGTTCCGTATTCTTGGAAAGAATTTCAAGCACAGAGTTTGTGTAATCTTTTGCGTCCGTGTTAATATCATCAGATAGGGTGTACCAATTATTCTTAAACTTGTTGTCAGAAATCTTCTTCTGGATAATCAAGATGTCATTTTGGAATTTTTGATACTTTGCGGTAAGGGCATTGAATGTTTGCTGCAACTTGTCTTCATCAATGCTCTCAACGTTTATTTTAATATCAAACCCTTGTTTGTTCATATAGTCAACAAGTCTCTGCAATGCTTTTCTTTGACCCTCTATGTTTGCAGATTTATTAAAGGCACGATTCTGCGCTTCATCGGCTTTATTTACCTCTGTTGTGAGATTATTGAAATCATCACGCAAAGATGAAATATAGCCCATTTCCTTGACGTACTCGCTGTTAGCCTTGCTTACCTCGTCTTTGTATTTTGAATATGCAGAATACAAATCCCATAATCCTTGAACGACAGCGACAAATGCTATTCCTGCCAATGCGGTCTTCATTGCTTTAAAAGCGGTAGTTATGCCATTTACCCCACTTGTTATCGCATCCGAGAAAGCTGCCTTTGCGCCGAATTTTTCAAATGTAGCCATAAATACGACGGAGAACGTTTTGATACTCGTTAAGGCTGTACTAAAACCTTTCGCTATTGCGCTAAACACTCCCCATTGCTGCAACTTTACTGCTGCAAATGCAGAAGCAACACCAAGAATAGCCTCTCCAACTTCACGCCAATGTTCTATTGCGCTATTAGCAATATCTATCATTGTGTTAAATGTGCCTTGATTTTCTTTTCCGATGGAATTAAACATCACATCAATGGAGTCTTTGAGGTTGGAAATACGACCAGCCAACGTTTGTGCCTGTTCCTCTTGCATATTATAGAATAGTCCTCCGCTATCTGTCATTCTACGGAAAACTTCTTCTACATCCTTAAACGTGACCATACGCTTTGAAATCATATCTACAATCTGTGCGGTGGTATAATCTGCGTGGTCTCGTTCCTTGAATAATGCTTGCAATTCTCCGTACATATTGATACCAGCCTCCGTGAACTGACGAACCTCCGAGCCACGAAGGTATGCAGCCGCCTTGACCTGTCCGTAAGCAAGGATAAGTCTTCCCATATCGACACCGAGACCTGCCGAGACATCTGCAAGTCGCTTTGTCGTGTCGTAAAGTTTATCGCTTTCAATTCTGTATGCAGAGAGCTTTCTTGTGTAGTCCACCAAGTCCTTGATGCGGAAAGGTGATTTAACCGCCAACTCCACCGTCTTGTTGAAAATCTCATCTGCCTTTGGCTTGTTCTGAAGGATTGCCTCCAAGGAACGCTCGGACAACTCGAACTGACCTCTGACCTCGGCGACTTGTTCAATAAAAGACTTAATGCTACCAACAGAGAAAGCAAGCGCCATGCGCTGACCCCATCGTTGGATGTATCCTGCCATATAGGATGTTTGCTCGCCAAGGTTACGTGCATTCACACCTGCCTCTTTCAGTACTTTAGAGTGCTGTTTGATAGCCTCGTTCACGGATGCAAGGTTTTGCTTGTAATTCTTGTCGGTGGTGTCGAGGTTCAATCTCGCCTGTTGCAGCTCCTTGATGGCTGCTACGTGGTCTCGCAAGGTCTTTGCGCTATTTGTATCTGCAACAACTGCATTTGTGTTAGAGTAGTAGGCTTTTTGTTGCTGTTTTAATAAATCAGCCAAATAAGCCTTTTCTTGGGCTGCACGTATTCTTGCAGCATCCTTTTCCGCTTTTGCAGCGGCTTTTTCAGATGCAGCTTGTTCACGTTGTGAAGCCTTTTCTGCGGCTTTTGCCTCTTTCTCTTTGTTTTTTAACCAAGCATCAGCCTCCTTTTGCCTTTGTTTTTCTTGCTTTGCGGATAGCTTCTCTTGCTCCTTGTAGTATTCACGCATTGCAGCCAAGGTGTCTTTGGAACGTAAGTTATCCAATGAGCCACTATCGAGTTTGTAACTCTTCAAGGAGTTAAGCAACTGAATTTGTTGGTTAATTGCTTGGTTGTTGGCGATAATGGCTTGTTGTTTCTCACGCAAGGATGCAATAAGTTGTTGGTTAGTCTCGAACTCCTTTTGATTTGCAGCATAGGCAACCTTATCATCCTTATAGACGATACCACCCTTACCTTCTTTTATGCGTTGTTGCACCAACTCGTATTGGCGCATAGATTGCGTGAGTTCCTGCTGTCTCTTGTTGGTTGCGTCTATCTGTGCTTGGATATTCTGCCAATCGGTTACGGACTTTGAGAAATCAGCCGAATTTGTCGCCTTTCTTTGGGTAGCAGCCATTCTGTCGATATTCTCCGCTGTCTGCACGACAACATTGTTCATCTGCCCAACCTGCTGCGCCGCCTTTTCCGCACCGAGATTAGACAAGCTGCCCGACATCTTGGATGCCTTGCTGTCAATAGTTGCGAGTTTGGATATTATCTTGTCAAGTTCGCTTGTGAACATTCTCGCTCCACCTGTCATAGAGGTAAATGCACTGTTTACCGTCTGCCCCATTTGTCGAGAATGGTCTTGTATGGATTGGATGCGTTCATCAGCTCTTTTGATAGCCTCCAACGCACTCTTAGGTATGATAAGCGCACTGCCTAATGCTGAATCTGCCATAAATATAATCTTTTAATGAATTAGATAATAGGTATTCCAAGGTCGTTGAGGTTCTTCAAGTCCTCCGCACCATTGATTACCGTTGCGTTCTTCAACTTTCCGTTCTGCTTTTTCTTCTCGCTGCCGGATAGATATTCTATATGAGTGAAGTCCATCGAAGCCAAGCGAACCTGCGGAACGGTCATTCCCCATTTGTATTCCTCCTGCGAGCACCAAGTGTTTGCACGTAAGAAATCTATCATCTGACCGTACTCTGTCCGTGAAGGCACGATTCGGCTGCTTGTTTCTTCCTCGTCAGCGTCTGGTTGCGGACGGTCTGAATCACATTGGTACTCGCAAAGAAAAAATCCACATCAAGAAGATTTAATATCTCCACAAGCAAGGTAGCCCAGTCCTTCAGCTCGTAATCGCCCCAAAGAAGCTGGTCGTAAACTTGCTGATACTCGTCTGACTTGATGCGTTCCTTGTCGTTGAGCAGTGCAAGTGTTATCACCTTCGCCACGGACGGCAAGTTAAGTGAAAACTCTTTGATAACATCGCCCATCGAAAGGTTTTCCTTCTTCAAAATCTTGCAAGCCTCCTCTGCAATCATCCATTGTGTGCCAGGCTTCAATGCGTGTATCTCCCATTCCGTGCCTTGCAGCTTCACAATCGTTGGGGAATCGTTCATTATCTGCGCAAGCCTCTCCATCGCCTTTTCTGACAAAGGTGAGTTTGCGTCTATCTTCTTCTCTTCCTCCTTTGGCTTTGCATCCGCCTTGGGAGTAGTTTTCTTCGCTCTATGTACCGCCATAATACTATTGTCTTATTATCTTTACACTACCACTATACTTGTAAGCCAATTCCTGTAATTTCTGAAAGGACATTGAAATAACCCTGTATGAATGATGCAGGTTTCCACCCCCATCCTCCAATACCTTTGCGTAAGGCATTGCTGCAGCCACCGCCAAGTCTATCACACCACTTGGTGAATAGTCGTTCTTTAGATAGCTTTCTATCTCTTCCCTGCCCTTTATCGTCTCTCCGTACCATTTCTTGCTTTCGGTAGCCCTTGGCGAAGATGAAAGGTAACCTGTCTTTGTCAGCTTTCCTTGCACGTAGATGCCATATCCGTATGAATCGTAGAGGTTGTAGGTCTGATGTTGGTATGTGCGTTCCTGTACACATTCCCTCAATACTTGCCTTGCGTCCTTATCCAACTCCTTGATGATGATTTGGAGGGCTTGCTCGTATAGTGTCTTAGCCATATCTCTTTAAACTTTAAAAGGGACGGACAGCATCAAAGCCGCCGTCCCTTGGTTGTATAGTCGAGAAAATTGTTGAAGAATCAACTTACTTTCCTGTTGGCAAAGTATAGTTTGGGTCGATGTAGTAAGGTGTCTTAATAACCTTAGTGTCGAAATCAGAACCACTGCTTTTCTTCTTGCTGATGGTAATGTTTGCAAGCTGTGCTGTGCCAGCCAAGGCAATCTTACCGATGTTGGTGTTCAAAGACTCCATCGTTACCTTGGTGTTGAGCTGAACCTTTGGAAGAATTGCCGCTGTCTTTCCTGCAACAACCGCAACCTTTGCGTACTTGATTTTGTAACCCTGTGGGGCATACACCTTATTGTCTTTCTCGTCCTTTTCGAAATCACACACATCAACGAGAAGGTCTGACTGCGTGTCCGCAACCTCTGCCGCCAACTGATACTTGCCTGCAGTAACGATAGACAAAATCGGTGTGTCCGATGTCTCACGCTCGATGTCGGTAGTCTCGTTGTCGTCTTGTGTGATAGATGTGGTATCACGAACAACATCGTCCAAGATGTAGGTATCGCCCTTTGGGTCGTTGTCTGCCTCTCCATCTGCGCCGTTATAAAGGGTGATAACGATATTGTCTGGCTTGACAAATTTGAGTGCTGTTGCACCAGTATTCTTTACTGCCATAATTCTATAAGTTTTAAATTGTTATCCTGTAATAAATTGAATGAAAACTATCTTACGATAACCGAAACGGAAATCATCTGAAAATGAAACTGACGGTTGCTGTCATATCCGCTGTCACGGTAAAGCTCTTGAATGCAGTATGCCTTGTCGTTCGACCCATTTATCAAATCGTCAAGAATACCTTCCATCTTGTCGAGCTGCTTAACGTTCTTCCTCAGCGGCGTTCCCTTTGGTCTCGCATAGAGGTAGATGTTAGCATAGCCAGAGGAATATGCGCCGTGGTCTCGTTGCTGTCCGACATCAACATTAACGAAATCATCCCAACTCTTGCTTGTGGTAGGAGGCAGCTCTCCGACAAAGATGTTGTCGGAAAGTCCCTTCTTTGTGAGAAGCATCGAAAAGAAATTCTCAATGCGTGAGAGTCTGCGCTGTTCCTTCTGTGCCATTGCTAACTTTGTTATCCTAAATACATTTACCTTAAAGAAAAGACTAAATATCAGTTCCCTTGATGTAAGCTACGCATCCGTGCATCTGCGTCGGATAAACGCCGATTACCATTCCGTCCACCGCCATTCCGTACATATCGCCCCTGAATCGAATACCAGGAACAAGACCGTCTGGTATGTACTCGCTACCTTCCTCGTCCGTTGGAGTTGGAAAATAAATGGTGTAGCCCATGGTAACAACGCCCGAATTGAACAGCTTGTTTGTCTCTTGAATGTCGCACTCGGTTTCCAAGATGATGGTCTCGGTTTCCTCGTCGCCACCCCCGATTAAGTCGCCGTCCTCGGACACGTTTTCGTCCTTCCGATAGAAAGTGCCTTTGTAGGCATATTCCTCCAATGCGTTTCTGTCCGTATACATAACTTACCAATCCGTTTCCTCAATCCATTTCACCTCTCCATCGGTTTCGTTGAGAGCTTCAAGTTTATCGTCCTCGCCGTACTTCTTGTAAAGTCTTTTGAGTTCAGACTTGATGCTTTCGAGAGCAGCCGATGTAATGGTCTGCGCACCTACCGTAAGCGTGTATGCTCCGTGTTGGTTGGTCGTGGAGGCGGTCTGATAGACACCGAACACTATCTTTTCCAAGAGAGCAATCTTACATCTATCCTTCTGTTCATCGGTTAAGTCGATGTACGATTCCACCTCCGCCACGCCACAATCCAAGGCAACGTTCTTCAACGCTGACTTGTCGAAAACGAAATTTGTCATTCCGCTTAGATAGTCCAATATGTCAAACTTAGATGCTGCCATCAGAGAGTATGAAATGAATTAATTGTTATCGTATATTGTGAGTGAGCCACGATTAATCACCTGCAACAGAGGTGTCAATGATTACGTGGTTCATAAAGTCGAGGAGCACTGGGCAAGCCGACATCATCACCTGTGTCTGCCACTCACGGAAACGACCGTTATCCATAGCGAAGTTTGCCACGGTAACGAGACCGTCTGCGATGGAAGCCCAAGACACATCAATGTTCTTTGCGCCGTACTTCTCCTGCAAGGTCTGGTCGTACACTGGAGTCCACTTGAACTCAACGCAATCACCGACTGGGCAAAGCACTACGTACTTGTCATCCCAACCCTGTACGAAGGTGTCGGAAGCTACGGTCTTATTGCGCTCCTTCTCCACGACAATCTCGATTGGAGAGAGACCTGTCATGTCGGAAAGTGAGTTCTTGAAGTCCTCGTCCAAGACCTGCATATTCTCGGTGTAAGCCTTGAAGTGAGCGACGCACCAACGCTTATACCACTCCTTGACCTCCTTGTTCTTCAAGAAGACCTCACGGTACATCTTGCGAGTCATCTTCCAAACGAGGGAGATTTCTGTACCACCACGCTCGTCACGGTATGCGTCCTCAATCTTGCGCATCTGTGTGATAAGGTTGCAGTCTTCTTCAGTCCAAACCTTCGCACCTGCCTTCTTCTTGTTCTCGGCAGGGAATGGCTCAATCTTCTGCAAGAATTGCTGCAATCCCTCTCCCTTGCCCTTCCAAGTCATCTTGGCGGTTGTCATAAGCTGTGCGGTCAAGTTGGAAAGTGTTGCCTCGGCAGAGTTCTTGCCGACCTGCACGACATCACGCACCCAAGCAGCCATAAGGTCTGCATCGTTGCCGAACTGTTGGAAAAGCTGTTCCTTGTACTCACGCTGGCGAGCGTTCTCAGACCACTTGTAACCGATGAAGTCTGGGATTGTGCCAGTGTACATCTCGATGCCTTCGTTGTCCATCTCTGGAGCGTCACCAAGTGGAGCACGGAGGTGCATCAAAGGAGCTGCCTCCGCCTTGCGAGACTTGACACTGAACGATGCCACGCCGTCGTAGTCTGTAGGTGTAGGCATTGAAGCTCTACGACCCTGTGTGAGATACCAGCCATAGTTGGTATAGAGAAGGTCTTTGGTGTTCAAGAACGTTCTCAAAAAGTTGATGTTATCCTTGGAGGAGAACAACTTGGCGTATCTCGAATTGTTAATATCAAATTGCTGCATATCCTGAATACTTAAATTAATGATATGTTATCCTGTTTGTTATCCTATTGAGGTGGAGCGATTAGAAACCGAACCACCCATTCTCTGTGCGTGTGTTCATTGCGAGTACGGCAGGAGGGAGCTTGTTGAACTTTGCGAGGTTCAGAATGACCTTTGAGTCCTTAATCAAGGCTGGAGTGTAGAAGTAACGTGCGCCCTCACCTTCCTCTGGGGCGCTTGCCAAGTTAGGGTCATAGAAGAAATCGTTGTCTCTGTCGAACCAAGCGTTAGGCTTAGTAACCATAGGCAATACGGTTGTGCCCGCCTTCTCTGCCTCTACGAGGATGTCGCCAACTTTCAAAGCTGCTGCAAGAGTTGCGGAAAGTGTGAGTTTCCAAACATCCTTGTCGCCATCGGTTGTTGCTTCAACCGCTGTGACGGTAACACCAACAGCCTTCTTGGTGAAGTCTGCCTGCGCAACCATAATGTTGTCGCCAACGAAAGGAATGTGGTGGTAGCCATCACGGACAAGCAAAACCTCTGTGTCTGTGTTCGTAGCCGCCTTAGCCACTTCGTAGTACTTCAAAATCTTCACGGTCTGACCGCCATTTGTGCCGTATGTGTCTGGGTCATACTCGCACAAGTCGCCAGCGTAAACCTTTGCACGACCCTTGAACGGATTGGTGATTACACCACCGAAAGGAGGATACACGAATGCGTCCTTGTTACCGCTTACGAGGTTGATGAAAACGCTTCTATGACCGCCAATCTTACCGTGCGCTTGGATAAGTGTGCGACCGCCGAAACTGCCACCATATCCGTGCTTCAAATAGAAATCATCTGCTGCCATAATTTGTAATTTTGTTTAAATGTGAATGAATCTGATTACTTGCCAGCGTTCGGGTTCACGATGTTCACGACATCCGAGAAATCGGCATCCTTGTCGTTCTCGCCGCCACCAGTGCCGCCAGGAGTGTTCGAGTGTTGCTTTGAGTGAGAGAGGTTGTAGAACTCCTCCGCATCGGTAAACTCCTGTTCGATGTCGGAATCCTTTGTAAGGTTCAGCTTGCTCATGTACTTGTCAATCCACTTGCTATCGCTGATGCCCTTCTCCTTGAACTTGGCTAAAAGTTCACTTCGCTTCGCTGAGACGAGCTTTGCGGCTTCGTGTTCGGCATCCTTCTTCTCCAATGCCTCCAAGCGTTCGAGAAGTTTCTTCTCTACCTCGGACGGCTCGTTGCCTTCCTTGTTTGGCTTTGTAGGCTCTTGCTTGTTGTCGGGGTGCTCGTCATTCCACTTCTTGATGAAATCTGCGTTGTCCTTCTCGTAGTTGCCGTTGAGGGAAACATACTGAGGAAGAATCTTCTTAACCAAATCATCCAGCTCTGTCTCTTCGCTAACCAAAAGGTCGTAGTGGGAATCACTTAAACTTTTGATTGTCTTGTCACTGATGGAAAGGTGTTTTCCGTTGGCAGTGAGCTTTGCTTTTAGGGTGTCTAAAAGTTGTGTCTTTGTAAACTTCATAATCGTTAAAAATTAAATTTCTGCTGCAAAGATAATTAAATAATGTGTTGGTTGTGAAGGATTTATGAAGTCTATTGGATAGCTATCCAATAAAGTGTATTTTTCACACGCTATATATATTAATAATGTGGTATCTTTGCAGCATGAACAACGAAAAAGACATAGAAATCAGACCACAGGAAGGGTTTCAGCAATCCTTTGCAAGCAGTAATGTTGATGTGGTTTTCGGAGGCGGAAATCTCGGAGGCGGCAAACAGCAGCCTTTGTCTTCAAAGATACTTACCCCCTTCGGATGGCAGGCTATGGGCGATATGAAAGTCGGCTCAAAGGTGATGACTCCTTTTGATGGAGTTGCCACCGTTACCGCTGTGTTTCCGCAAGGCATGAAAGATGTCTATGAGCTTGAAACATTGGATGGAAGAAAATGTGAGTGTGGACTTGAACACTTGTGGACTGTGCGAACACCTAAACAAATGCACAAGTATCGTGCTCACAACAAGGAATGGGGATGGACTATGACTTTACAGACTAAAGACTTGATAGATGGTCTTGCAAACGGAAAGAAATATTTCCTCCCGAATAATAGAGCTGTGGAGTTTTGTGAAAAAGAGCTGCCAATTCCACCATACGTATTAGGTGTAATGCTTGGCGATGGTTGTTTAACAAAAACATCATGGCGTGGAGAAAAAGGGTTCAAAATCTCCAATACGGAACGTGATATAATAAATAAGGTGGCAGAACTCACAGATACAACAAGGGTGTATGAACAGCCTGGTTGCTACACAAAGTTATTCTACACACCGCATTATAAAGAATATAAAGATTATCTTAGTAGTGCAGAACTGTTAGAATACTCATACAACAAATTTATTCCACAGGAGTATCTGTTTTCAAGTATAGACCAAAGAAAGCAATTACTTGCAGGATTGTTTGATACTGATGGATATGTAGAGCCATACGATAATAGTTACAGCTTTAGTACAACAAGCGAAAAGCTAAAAGATACATTCATTGAATTGTGTCGCAGTCTTGGTTATTCTTGCACAGTAAGCGTTGATGGTCGTGAGTGGAAATATACAAAAGGTATAGCTTACAAGATAGTGGTACGCACTGACGATATTATCTTTACAAGCGAGAAGCATAAAGCGAGATACAACAACGAACGAAATAAGACAAGAAAATACGCTCGCAGTAACGACCATTCACGCATCATATCTATAAAAAAGGTGAGAATGGAGGAAAGCCAATGTATTTTGGTTGACGATGATAAGCATTTGTATATAACGGATGATTATATCACTACACACAATTCCTTCGGTCTTGTACTGGCGATGGCAGAGCCTTTGATGACCGACCCAGATTTTCGTGCTATGATTTCCCGCCGTTCACTTGGAAACCAAAAGGCAGGTGGTGGCTTCGTTGAGAAGTTCAAGCAGATATTTGGTGCTGACTACGTGAGAGTAAAGGAAAGCGACTCTCCTCGTGTAACATTTCCTAATGGCACATTCGTTGATTTGACATATCTCGATGATTCCAATATGGATAAGCTAAGAGAACGTGCCAAAGGTTGGGAGTACGACTTGATAGCCATCGACGAGTTGACCGAGATGAGTTGGGAGGTCTTTTCTTACGTTATGACCCGAAACAGAGGACAGAGCAAGACTTTCACAGGTAAGTTCTTTGCGACACTTAACCCAAAGAGAAGCCATTGGACGAGGATATTCCTTGATTGGTACATCGGTTCTGATGGTTTTATCATTCCCGAACGAGACGGAGTAGTAAGATACTTCTATTGCGCTGGTCCGACCGTAAAGGATGTTGTTTGGGGAATGAACAAAAAGGAGGTTTATGACAAATGCAGGGTTGATATTGACCGAAAACTAAAGGCTATCGGTGGAAACTTTAGTTACGAGGTGATGATTAAGTCTTTTGTGTTCTACCAAGGCAAACTTGGCTCTAACAAGAAAATGCTCGAAAACAACTCTGGCTACCTTGGTTCTGTCGCTGCGTCTGGTGGAAGAATGGCGCAAGCCCTTATGGAGGGAAACTTCAATGTTGACCCCGAAGAGGAAGAGGATATTCCAATTCCAAGCCAAGCTGCAAGGGATTGCTTCATCAACGATGCGGCGGTCAACGGCGACAAGTGGATAACAATCGACTTGGCGGACTACGGAAAGGATAATACCGTGATGCTTTCGTGGAATGGCTTCCATGTAGTCAACTACGAGATTATCATGCACGCAACGCCAAGGCTGAATGCACAAAAGGCAAAGTTGTTCGCAGCAAAGGAGGGCGTGGCAGAGAGTCATATCATTTACGATGCGACGGCAGGAAGATACTTCAACGACTACATACCCGATGCCATACCTTACATATCGGCGGCGAAGCCATACGGAATATACTACCTTTCAGCAATGAGCATGAAGGATTTATGTTACCTCCGTCTTAGTTATATGATTAAGCGAGGCCAGCTAACGTTTGCCGATAATGTCGCCAATGCAACATACACGCACCAAAACCTCAAATACAAGGTGACGATACAGAACGAGTTCCTGGAGGAATGTGCGGTTGTCCGCTTCGACAAGATGCAGAGCGGAAAGAAAAAATTGCAGAGCAAGAAGGAAATGAACCGCAACCTTGGAAAGGATAGGTCAATGGACTTGCTTGACCCTTGTGCAATGAGAATGTACCCATGTCTCAATATGGAGTACGGTCAAGAATTACACGAGGGCTTCAAGTTGGCGGATGAGGAAGAGGAAGGAAAGAAACATAAGGGGCAGAGCATCTATGATGATACCCTTTGGTATTAAAGTTTGAAAATTAAAAGACAACGAGATATGCTTAAAAAGGATAACATAAGGATGATTCTTGAAACGGTCAGAATGGATTGGCAGTCTGTATCTGAAAAGGATATAGCATTTGTCATTCTGTGCGATGCGTTGGAGGATAAGTCTCTCGCCTATCGCCTCGCCTATCGTAAGAGCGAGAAGGATGCGGAGTCTTTCTATCAGACACCACGTTTCAAGAAGTTGCTCGATGCGTTAGAGCCTTTCGGTATCGGAACGGTTGACAACAACTCGATTACGAGGGAGGAAAACAAGAACGAGCTTTTGAAGATGCTCGACAAGATACAGGTTGAGGTTGACAACGGAAGGTTGGAAACCAAGGACGCATTGAAGATGCAGACCGACATTCGTGTGAAGCTGAATGACAAGTTTGATATGGAGGAAAGCCAAAAGCAGAAACGTATCATCGTCGTTCCGAGCAAGCACGACATTGTATGCCCTCGTACCAATATGGAATGTAACTACTGGCCTACAAAGAAGGCTTGCATCCGACACTTCGGCTTGATTGACCCTACCGAGGACAAACAGAACAACAAGACAAACGAAGTAGAACCATCATTAAACGACAACAACAATGAGTAGAAAAAGACAAGACATAATCAATGATTTTTTAGCGAACCCTCAAAAGTTGCTCCTAAAGAAGCCTTTTTTGAGAGGTTGCCAGTCTGTATCTATCAATGATGCAAGTGATGGTTGCGAGATTGGAACGCAATACAGGCGAGAGGCGAAGCTGCCTAACATCAAGCGTACCATTGTGAGCCAAGAGAGGTTTGCGAAGGAATACGACCCTAATTGCCACAACGTGATTTTTGACTCCAACTTGCCAAGCATTTGCGTTAAGTTGGATGATGGGGGTTATCAAGAGATAGAGTTCAAGAAATTTGGTATTCCGATGCAAGCAGGTATTGTTAGGGCACAGACGCTTTATCTTGGTGGAAACAAGAGACAGCACACCTTGCACGATAGCAACCCTTCCGACAAGCTAAAGAAGAATTTCGCCGATTTCAAATGGCATTGGGAGAACACGAACCAAGACGGCATCGGTTATCGTGCCATCAAGATACAGAAGAGTTTCGGCGATGTTGGCTTGCTTATCTATATGAACGAGAACAACGAGGTCAAGACAAGGCTTTTCTCTTATGAGGACGGTTATCAATGTATCGCCCACAAGGATGACAACGGCGAGCCTCTTCTTGATTGTGTGTACTATCAGACCGAGGACGGTGTAAGACATATTGATGCCTACGATGACACCTATCACTATCACTTCACAGACAACTTTGCGGTTGCAGCCGACGAGAAGATAGATGAAGGCAAGGTGCTCACAGGTTGGAATTTGCTCTATTCCGAAAAGCACGGATTTACGGAAAGCCCATTGGCTATCAAGCGAGGAAACGTAGCTTGGGAAGGCGGTCAAGACTTGATAGAGTTGTTCGAGATTATCTTTAACCTCTTTGCGGTCATTCAGAAACGCCACGGTTGGGGTATTCTCTACATCAAGGGCAAGTTCAACGAGACGGCGAAGAAGATAGCTGGCTCTATCATCTTGAACGACACAAGCATTGATGGAAAAGGCGAGGCAGAGTTTAAGACTCCACCTTCACCACAGAATATGATTGATTTCATGCAAGCCGTCCTCGACCAGATAGAGATAGCCACTGGCACGACATTCATCCTTCCGAAAGATGTTAAGTCAAGTGGTGATATTAGCGGCTTGGCGATACAAATGACTCGCTCGCTCGACATTATTAACTCTTACGACGAAGTGATAGAGTGGCAGAATTTCGTCAGCAAGCATTCACGCCTGTTTAAGGAAGGTTTGGCGAAGCAACTTGTGGCAAGCGGTGAGAACCCTACGGCGATAACGGACTTTGCGCAGATGCAGATTAGCACATCGTTCAAGCCTTGGCAACCATTCGATGAGAGCGTTTGGAATCAGATGCTTTGCACATTGAAGGGCAGCGGTCTTATCTCTATCAAGACAGGCGTGGAGAAAAATACCGTTTCCGCTCCAGACGAGGAGGTACGCCTCGACGCAGAGGAACAGAAAGCCGAGGAGAAGGCGCAGAAACAAGCCGAGCAACAAGCGGCTATCGCTGCAAAGAATAACGCAAACAACAATAATCAGAACAAGAACAGCAACGATTAGTTATGAAGGCAGAAGCACTTTACATACAACAGATTGTAGGTCAGACGAGCGACAAGAAGGATATAATAGAATTGTTTCCTTCTGCCGCCAACCCTGCCGTTGTGCATTCATATACGTACACTGGCAAGCGTATGGGCGGTGCGCCTACTCTGACCGCAACCATCTATACAGACAAGCCTCTCCATTGGAAGAAGGAAGAGTTCGTTGAGTTTAACGGTGAGCGTTTCTTCGCTACATACACACCGAACGGAACGAAGGATAACTCCTCTCGTATGTATAAGCACGAAATCACCTTTACATCAAGAAGAGAGTTACTTGATAACACTTTATTCTTCGATGTTGTCGTTGATGATGTTGACACGCAAGATAAGGACAGATACCGCTCCAATCAAACTAAGTTTACCTTTGGGGGCGATATTTACGAGTTTGTCGCTCGTATCAACAGCTCAATGGCTTATTGTGGCTTGTATCGTCCTAACGACACCGACAAGGGATATTACGTTGTTGTTGATGAGGGCTATGGCACTGACGAGGTTAAGGAGGTTTCCTTTGAAGACCAATATTTGACCGATGTATTGCAGCTCATCAATACAACTTACGAGCTGACCTATTACTGGGTTGGCAACGTTTGCCATGTCGGTAAGGTGCAGAACGACTTGACCGACAAGCCTGTGAAGTATGGTCGCAATAACGAGCTTGTTTCGGTTGCAAAGGAGAATGCAAACTACAAGATAGTTGACATGATTACTGGTTACGGCTCGTCTGATAATATACCTTATTATTATCCTAACGATGATGAGTTTGGAGAAGCCGAGTTTGAGACAGAAAATTTTGATAAGTCTCTCGTAACAAACATTGATTTATCTAAGATTTTTAAATGGAATCCTAATATATATAATGATGTATTGACATTATGTAAAACTTCGCAAACTGAATATAACGCTGATATTATAGGTGTATCTCCATATCTTACAAAGATAAGTGGTGGTTTGCGCTCTGATGATATGACACAATACCCATCAGACTATCCTAAATTGCAAAATTCTATTGACGGAGTGAAGTTTACATCCCATTTAGGACGTGTATCATACAGTTATAACCCAGGCTTTGGTGGAAGTGCTACAGCGGCAGCGAAGATATGGAATTTTCAGGCGTATATTATAGCAGAGGTGGACGGAATGCCTACCGAAGGAAGTATTGACTTTAGTAAGTTTGCTTTCTCTGCAAAGGAAGTTGGTTCTAATTTAGGTTTCAAGTTTAGCTATGTTTACAAATACTATGTAGGTGAAAATATGACTAAGGAGGACGTTAAGAAAATTCTTAATGACACCAACCTTAGTGTATCTGGATTTGGCAGAAGACCAGAAGGAATGACCGACTATTCCGAAAGCTCTGATAAGATTGCTCCAATCGTTAGAAACGTAAAACATGCAATTCTTATCGAGTGCTCAATTTCAGTATCAAACACTGGTGTTGTCGGTGATAAGTATGTAAATGCAGAGGTTGTAGCCGAACCAAGCGGTGTTGTAAACTATGTGTTTAAGCCAAAATCACAATACTATTGGCAGTATGGCACAAACACAGAGGGGTATGAGGATTGCGGAATTGAAATAAACAACCTTACATCTATTCCTGTTAAGAGTTTGGAGTTTGCTTTCGATGGTAATAAGTGGAACGGAAGTGAAGAGGATGATACAGATGCTTCAAAACTCCATATAACGGACAGAATTTGGCTCGACCCTTCGCAAAACCTTATGCCGAGCATCTATCGTGCAAGCGGTGGTGCAGAACGTTTCTACTATGCGAAGAATGGTACTCACCTATTGCCAGATGGCAGCGGAAAATATTACGAGTTTGCAAACTTGTACAAGGAAGGAAACCCACACCAAGGCAGCGTGACCTTCGATGATATTAAGCCTACCATCAATGGCATTCGCAATGATGTGATACAGAGTGATGGCTTGGGTCAGTTATTCGGCGAGATTGCAGATGTGGCGTTTGATAGTAACGATAGCGATGTTAAGGATGAAAACGGTACATTCGAGCATCAGTATTTCTATCTAAAACTACACAAGTTTAGCGGTGAGTTTGGATTTGACTTGTTTAAGCACGTATTGGCGAGCGAACCTGCAAAGGTAAATCTCATCAAGAGTAATGGATGCCCTGCCTGTTCTTTTACCATCTATGCGACACCAAGCGCAGATAAATCAAAGGAATATAACTGTGTTAGCGTTGATGAAAATGGCAATCTAAAGAGAGTAAACGAAGAAAAGAACGACTACATCTTTGCAAATGATAGCGACGCTTACGATGATAAGCTAAACCAAGACTCTACCCAAAAGGAGTTGTGGATAGCAGTTCAAAAGGAAGACAGCACTTTAGGTATCGTAATGCCTAACGCAAGCGCAGGTTTCAAGCCACAAAAAGGCGATTTGTTCGTGCTTACAGGAATCAAGCCTCCAAAGGTGCTCGTTACCGCAGCAGAGAAGAGACTTGACGATGCTCTGATTAAGTATATGAGCGAGAACAACGAAGACCAGTTCAACTACTCCATCAAGTTCTCACGTATATTCTTGCAGGAAAACCCAGACTTCGCCAAGAAGCTGAACGAGAACGCAAAGTTATCTATACACGTTGACGGCGAGGTTGATACTGAAGGAAACGAGATTACGCACGATGTTTTCGTTAGCGACTATTCCGTCAAGGTTGAAAACGATATTCTCGCCGAGGTTGAGGTTTCTCTTGTGAACTCTTTGGAGGTGAGCCAGTCCGAGATTAAGCAGATGATTGACTCTGTTAAGGGAGAAACAATCAAGCAGCTTGGAAATCTTACAGGTGGAAGCAACAATAACTTCAATGCGAACATAACGGATAAGTTATACCTCTCCAAGCTCAACGATGACACCGCCCAAGGCTTGATAACATTCCTCCAGGGCTTCCACCTAGGTTCTGACGGCAGATACTACTGCGATGCCAACGGCAAGGCTGTGCTCTCTGGAGTCATCCTCGACCTGTTGCAGTCTGCCGACTACGACGATGCGGCGCAGACAGGCTTCGGCTTCTACCGTCGCAAGGACGGCAAGTATGGACTGAACATCACCGACCTCTCCATCTGGGGCAAGGCGATATTCAACAACCTCACCATCCGAGAGCTCTCTTACGTGGGCGGCAACATCGTCTTCTCTCCCTCGGCTGGCAAGATATTCGAGGTGAGGGAGGTAAGGGACGACAAGGACGTGCTCACTGGCTGGAAGTGCTATCTCCTCGCCGACGATGGCACGACCGCCACCACGAATATGTGGGAGGTGGACGACCAAGTGAAGTGCGAGACGTTCAACATCGCCCCAGGGGTATACGAGAACGTATCGAACAAGTACTACTGGCGAAGAGTGACCGAGGTTTCGACCGAGAACGAGGTAATCACGGATGGCAACGGCAATGTGCTCTACGACGGCAAGAAGTATGCGTGGATTGTCATCTCTGCCTCTGACATGGCTATCAATTCCGATGTTCCTGCCGCTGGCGACACCATCGTGCTGGAGGGCAACCGAACGAAGACCGACCGCATGAACTTCGTCATCAAGGAAACTTGGGGCGACGATGCGCCTAGGGAGGTGGGCTACACAGGCATCGACAGCTACAACCTCGACGGACACATCGTCTACGAGATAAGTCCGAAGAAGGTGCGCTTCTACACCCAGTACTACGAGCAGGTGACGGTATCGGGCGAGGTCATCAAGACCATCAACGACCGTGGCGACTGGAAGCAGGGCGGCACCTACTACTATTACGACCAAGTTTCGCACAACGGCACGCTGTGGCTCTGCATCGCTCCAGAAGGTAAAGACGTAACGAGCGAGCCTGCTAGGGGCAACGAGCAATGGAGGGCGATGACTGCCATTCTTGATGTTACTCTTAGTATTCAGCGTAGCCTTGGCGAGTGGATAGACAAGGGTGAGACAGACCACATCACTTGCTCTGTTATCCGGGGGTTCGAGGACATCACAGACCAAGTCACCTCTTGGGAGATAACAAGGGATAGTGGCGATGCTACGAACGATGCGGCTTGGAACAACAAGCCTAAGGCGAAGAACTTTATTGGCGAGATAGATATATCTTGGACAGACGATGAGGATGATATTGGCGACGACATTAGCTGCATCTTTACCATCACGGCTTACGGAGGCAACAAAGTTAAATTGGCGCAGGGTACGATTAGCGTATAATGATAGATTTGGTATAACAATAAAATAAGATAAAACAATATAGAATAAGCGTATGATGTATATTATCGTAGACAAGACAAAGGCGGTGGAGCATGGATTCAAGCTGCATACGCACATAGAGGTTCACGGCAAGATGATTCTCAACGAGAAGGAGCTGCTCATGGCAGCCAGCCTCTCGGGAGAGACCTTGCAGGAGAGAGCCGAGGAACTGGGTGGCACGGTTATGACCGAAGCCGAGTTGGAACAATTCAAGAGAGAGGGAGGTAAGTAGCCATGGTGGATTTCTCAGCACAGGGTTGCGTACCCGTGAGACGTGTGCGCAACAACGACAACGTTTCCATTTCCATCGAGAGCTCACAGCCGCTCTTCCAAGGTGTAGACAAGAACAACGACAAGGCTACGCCGTTCCCAGACTGGACGGTGGATGCCAACCGCCCTATCCTCACCCCTACGGTGAAGAGTGCGAAGGGGAACATCGTCTCGCTCAGCGACCACGGATGGAGCTACAACGACTCCAAGCTCGTGTTCAACGGCAGCACCGATGGCGGTTTCCAGCTTACGGGCGACGGCAAGTTCGGCATGGACGGCAACGGACGCTTGAAGATATTCAAGAACTTGGCTACATCGGCAAGCACGGCATCGGACATCCTCACCTACAGCGGAACGGCGAAGACTGGCGAGAGCAGCGTGCAGACGGTCACGGCATTCGTCACCATCCTCATCCAGCCGATGGGCAACAACTCGTACGTTGGATGGATAACAGCCGACCGCTCAATTCTCACGGAAGCAACTGGCGAGACCACGGCGACGCTCACGGTAAGGCTCTGGCTCTCTACCACCGAGCTGACCGACTTCACGGTGAAGTGGAAGGACAGCAAGGGCAACGTACTTGGCACTGGCAAGACATTGGAGGTCACTCGCAACATGGTGGACGGCTCCACGCTCATCACCTGCGAGTTCTACCACAAGGACGCACAGAACGCTTGCTATCGTGCTGGCAAGGTTATCATCGACAACGCCGACGAATACATCATCAATGGCACGGTGTCGAACCCCATCGGCGACGGCGGCAAGGCGGCTACCATCACTGGGCAGGTCATCAACACTAGAACCAACACAGCCCTATCCAACGATGGCATCACTTGGAACGCCGTCGCCTACCGAGACGATAACCAGAAGATTAAGGAGGCGAAGTCGAACATCATCACCATCAACGCAACGGAGAGCGACTACGGAGGCTCGGAGCATGATGCCTACGTGCTCTTCACCGCCTCTTGGACTTAAAGAGATAGGAGGTCAGGAATATGGCAACAAGCAACAATGTAAAGATACGCAGGGTGTTCGCCCCTCTCAACACGGCGGCGAGCATCGTCTGCACCTCGGGAGGCTCGCCTACCACGCAGGTATGGAACACGGCTCTATCACAATTTGAGCCTAACAGGGCGAACACTCCTTGCGTGCTCCATCCCGATATATCGGCTTACGCAAGCGACGGCACTTGGAAGCAGCAGCAAGCCAACGCTCTGCTCACCAATATGCAGTGGCTCGTGAACGGCAAGGAGATAAGCACGGTGTGGAACGTGGGTACGGACTACCAGATAGACACCAACGGCTCAACTCGTGGCGACCTCATCATTTACAGGAACGTGGCGGTAAGCGAACTGTTCAGCTTGAAGTTCAAGGCTGACATCGTGGATGGCAGAACGAAGATAAATGTGCCGATAGAGACCGACGAGGTGACGCTCAACACCGTGGCGAAGAGCGACGACGCTTACTCGATGGCACTGGAGGATGACGAGAACATCGTCTACAACCCAACGCTCGACAAGCTCTTGCTCTACGACTACAAGGTGGCGCATGGTCTGATAGCCGCATCGGACAGCGTGAGGAACGCTTGCATCGACAGCAACGCCTACCTGCACAAGATACCTTTCCACGTCTACAAGGGTGGCACGGCTCTGACCTCTGGCTACACCGTGAAGCTCTATAAGATGAGCGGAATAACGCCTGTGGAGATTGGCGTTGGCATGAACGAGGTGAACGCCATCACGACTACCTACGTGACGCTAGACCTTCGCTTGGTGGAGAGCGCAAGCTACGTAGTGAAGGCTTTCGTGGGTGGCAACGAGATATGCAACAAGCAGTTCTCTGTGTCGAGGAGCTATCCGAAGTTCACCATATCGGCAGGGCAGAACACCGACATCGCCCCGAACCAAGACAACCGTATGCAGCAAGCCTTGGTATCGTCGGACGGAAGAATCGTGGAATGCCCTGCGAGCGTGTATCTCCTGAAGTGGAGCACGAAGGCGACAGACAACGGTGCTTCAACCACAAGACAGTGGCAGGAGGGCGACACGGCTCTCTTCAACATATCGGACACAGGGCTTGGTGAGACCTCGGAAGACGAGCTGGAGATAGCGGTGGACGCCAGCTACAAGCCAGCGATGGACTTCTTCTCGGACGGCTCTGAGCCTCTCGTGGACGAGAACGGCGAGTACTTAATCGGGAATTAATAAATAAGAGTTAAACAATAAAAAGCATACAATATGAAAAATTTAGCAACGGCTACGGCTGTATCAGCCATGACGAAGGATAACTATATCTTTATTGAGGTGGATGGTGCTATCCGACGTATCAAGTTGTCTGACTTGGCTAGTGCAATTCAGACCAACCAGCTAGACCTATCCCTTATCGCTTGGGGTACATACCTCAAGGAAACAAGCGATTCTAATTGGGGCAAGTGTGGCAATCAGACGAAATGGAATGAGGTAAAGGCTTCTTTCGGTCGCTATCTCCTTACCAACGATGGGAAGATGGCTAAGCTGTCTCGTAGCAACTCGGCTTATTTCGAGGATGGTACTACAGTTGACGAGAGTAAGGGACACGTGATGTGGCATACTCCTCATCGCATTTATTACCTCGTTAAGTATGATGCCTCGGTAGGATGCAATGTGCTTTGGGGCTCTCTCTACCCTATCAGCGAGCATTACATCGACCATCCTACTTTCGGAGCGTATATGGCTGGTTTGTCGGGTGGAAAACTTACGAGCCGAAGCGGACTGAACGTACTCAACAACATCTCGCTAGGTGCAGTCGGAGAAGGAAACAGCGGTTCTACCAACAACTTTTTCTATTATGCCCGATTGAACGGAAAAGACTTCGGTACGCTCGACTACGAGACTTTGAAAATCATCCCTATGCTTGTATTGTGGGAAAGCGGAAGCTCAAACGCACAGGCTAAGTTCGGGTGCGGTCCTACTGGTAGCACGAATACATGGGATAATGTAGCCGGTCTTACCACTGGAGCGACGAAGAGCCTTGGCGACAACAACGGAACTATCAGCTTGAAGGATTTGACAGGCAATGCGGACGCTTGCCACGTTAACCTCTTCGGCATCGAGAATCCTTGGGGATGGTATTGGCAGATAATACAAGGCATCTATTTCGGTAATAGCGGTAACAGCGGACAGACTGGAACGGAGGCTTTCGTGTACAAGGGCAACAGAATACCTACTGCATCAGAATTGACAGGACACCCAGTAGGCGATTATCGCACATTTGCTCGCAATACCAACAGCGGCGGCGTGCAGAAGCTGGTGCTTGGCGACTACTTCGACATCATGCCTAAGACAGTAGGCGGTGAAGATAATTCCAAGTACTATTGCGACTACTCGTGGGCTAATAGCACAGGACAGTTGCTCCTCTTCGGCGGTAGCGCCAGGGGTGCGCTTTCATGCGGCTCGTTCTTCGTCTCTTCGCATAGCGCCTTCGGCATTCGCAGTGCGATCTCCGGTGTGCGCCTCGCTTTTTATGCGCAACCGACATACGTAAACGGAGCAGACCTGTAGGGGCTGCGACACCCGAAGCGGAGCTTGCTCCGCCTTAGCAAGCAAGGATGGCAGCAAGAAACGTAAGGGGTTAAATTGTAATTAGAGAAAAATATTAACAATAATTAGTATAACAAAAAGCATATAGCAAAAAATATAGGTGGCGAGAGACATCATTGCTCCTCTTCGGCGGTAACGCCAGGAATGCGCTTAAATGCGGCTCGTTCTACGTCAATTCGAATAACGACTTCGGCATTCGCAATACGAACTACGGTGTGCGCCTCACTTATTTTCAATCGCTGAATCAAAAAGGTATCGGGAATGCCTAGATGAAGAAGCGAGTCTCTCAAACCTTGGCGTGGGTCAAAATCCCGCCAGAAAATATCAGCGGAAAGGCTCTCTTAATCTCGCTTGGAGAGAGCAAGCGTGGCGAGGTAATCGGCTCAGTTGTACGAACCGAACAAAGTCACGGGCAAAGCGGCAAAAAAGCAATAGGCTTTATAAACATATAAGACGAAATGACAGCAAAGGCAAGAAACCTGATGAACGAGCTCGTGAAGAGGGAAACCTTGGAGCGAGGCGGTGATGACGCTCTCGATGCGCTTCAAGACAAGAGCACTTGGTTCGCCAAGCGATACGTCAACAAGCGCACGGAAATCATCGACCGCATTCAGAACATGCTCATCCTCGGCATCTATCCCAAGAAGGTATACAAGGAGGTGGAAATCGTGTCGGAGAACAAGACGAGGAAGATATGCCCCATGCACTTCGACCCTTGGAACATTCTCTTTCACGCCATCAAGATAGTGCTAGAGCCCATCGTGGAGCGAGTGCTCATCTACGACTCTAGCGCAGGAAGACCAGGCAAAGGTCAAGTGTTCGGCGCACTGAGGACGCAAAGGGCTATACGTCGGCACAAGAGTTGGGCTTATTACGGTCAAGGCGACTTGCGTAAGTATTACCTCACGATACCTCACCCTGTGATGCAGATGATATTGAAGCGGTATATCGACGATGCCTTATTTATCGACCTGATTATTCAGACCATGTTCGATTACACCGTGGATATAGAAGTCTTGCTGGACGAAGAAAATGAGCGCAAGATGCGGTATTGCCATTGGGCAGACAAGAATGGCAGAAAGTATATCGGTAGCAACCGTGGCGTTACCCTTGGCAATCCTATCGGACAGATGCTTGGAAACCTAGCCTTGTGTATGGTGGACTATGCCATGGTTCACGTCGAGCACGCCAAGGGCTATCATCGACATTGCGACGATATTACGTTCTTTGCCGAGACCAAGGAGGAGGCGGAGCGATTGCTCGCAAGGCTCGACTATTGGTGCAACCAGTATGGCTTCTGCCTGAAGGCAAGCAGTCACGTCGCTCCCTTGCACGATGAGGGTAAGGGTGTGGATGGAAGGAAGTTGGATTTCGTTGGGTATGTGTTTAGCCGTAAGAACATGCGAGCAAGGAGGCGCACGAAGGCGAAGGCTGCTAAGGCTTTTCGCAGGGTGAAGAGCCGCAAGCGACGGTGTGAGCTCATCGGTGCTTACTGGGGAATATGCAAGTGGGGCAAGTGCAAGCATCTTTGGAAGAGGATTGCTGGCGACTACCCAGATAGTTATATAACGGAATTAAAACGAAAGAAAAATATGAGTTTTAGGGATATTGGCATCACTACACCGAAATATTCTATGGATAAGAACGGCAAGCGCATCTTCGCCGTGCAAGAATATAACCAGTCTTTGCTCTGCCAAGAGCACACCATCATCAACATCTTGGATTTCGAGGATGATGTGGAGGTGAACGGCAAGGGTGGTCGCTGCTGGGTGTTGTACGAAATGAAGGACTGCCCAGGAACGGAATTCAAGTTCTGCACATCGTCTAAGCTCATCCGTCAGAAACTGGCGATGGCAAGGGAGAAGAATGTGTTGCCTGTGAACGATACGTTCCTGTTTAAAGTGGATAGAGGCGGCAGATATACCTATGATTTAGATTAGACAGTTTGTTTAACATTATAAAAAGATACGATTATGAAGATACAACGTACATTGGTTGAGATACCAAAGGACAATGTGATAGTGACGGTGGCAGGCGACTACTTGCAGGTGGCTTATGATTTCGCTCGCATTGAGCAATCGGGTGATAATTCCGACGATGCATCAGATACTCTGCATCAGACGGTGCCGAACTCTTGCATGGGTGAGTACATCGAGCTATTTGGCGGCGAGCGCAGCTACGATGCCATCGTCTCTGCCATCGTCGAGGACAAGTACCCTGCCGACAAGATGGATGCCATCCGCCTGAACTTCGAGCTGGCGCAGAACGGCGTGGTGGCGACGATAGAGGTGAGCGACGAGAAATGCGACGAGTACCTCGCCGAGTACAAGGCTATGCAGGAGTGGCGATTGCACGCCAAGGAGATTGCTCGCAAGGCGGTAGAGCTCATCAACGGTGGTACTAACGAGTAACAAGGAAAGGAGGCGACTATGGGCAAGAGTGCACAAGGCGTGGTTCACGTGAAACGAAAGGCTAAGGACGGGGAGAAGGGAGCGGACGGCTACAGCCTGGAGCTGATAATCGACGGTGGCAGCACCTTCAACTTCAAGACGGGAAGCAACGGTCAGCTAGTAAGTAGTGGTCAAACTAGAAGTTACAGAGTGCTGCTTGGCGAAGCTGACGTAACAGGCAGTTGCGCAATATCCCCTTCCTTTCCTGATGGTTGTAATTTTTCCGAAGAAGGATTGTCATTATTTTACAGTCACAACTATTATATGACCGTCTCAAATCTAGGCATTGCTACGGTAAACACTACGTTTCCCGACAAGTCTGTCGCAAACGTATCCGTGTCTAGTGCCTACTTTGTGCTGACGGTACAATATGGTGAGCTGATTAAGAATTTCACCATCAACATTTCCGTAGACGTTTCGGTAATGGTTACGAAAGCCTACAGCGACGGAAAGGGCTACCACATCGAGGTGAACGACAAGTTCGACAAGCTAGGGAAGACTGGCATTGACATTGAGAATAAGAAAATAACACTAAAAGCGGACAATATCGAATTCTTGAACAATGCTGGCGATACGATGGCTATCTTCGTTGACGACCACCTTAATGCCGACTTGATAGATGCCAAGCAGATTGTAACGGATGGTTTGCAAGCGCAGACTATTGACGCTAAGAATGCTACGATTACTAATCTCAATGTCGAAAAATGCAAGATAACAGGCTCAACGAGAATTCCATTTACTATGGCTTCAAACGCTATGGATTTGGATTATAGCGATAATGTTGCGCTTATATCTAATAATTATGGCTGGAGCGTAGAAGGTGGTACGGAATTCAATATAAAATGGGATGTTGGACAAAGTGGAAGGCGTGTGACTTTGGTGAATTACAAATGGGAAGATAAGACAGCGGATGGATATGGGGTCATTGTTGCCCCAAATGGTCAATATTTTTATGAGGACGGAATCGCAAAGACTGGTCTTAAAATCTCTAGACAAGTTGTCGAGCTTCTTGGTTATGGTACGGAAACTACATTTTACGGCTGGATAGTTTTGTCTCGAATAGATATTCAAACGAATAGTCAATACGGGCATTCTTCCCATGTTTTAGCTTACGCTACAATTACGGGGTCAAAAGTTAATGCAAATGATAGCAAAGTCTCTATAAGCCAAATAACTTATGATGGTCGTGATATGACTATAGAATGTTTGGATACAGGTAAGTATGAGCTAACATTGCCTAGTGCTTGGTTTCAAGGTGCAGCTGGTGATGCTATCGTAACGATTGTACCTAGAGCATCAGTATTCGTGTATATTACATCAAAGTCTGGCAATAAAATAACCTTTTATTGCAAACAAGTTAGTTCGACTAGTAATTTTGTTGATACGAAATTTGATATAGCAATCTCAAATGCAAGAGACTTGAATTTTCTTATGAATTCGACTTCTGGATTATAATACTAAAAAGATATAGAAATTATGAAAAAAGATTTCAACAAGCCTTTCCTTACATTGAAGGGCGAGCCTTGCAAGGTGCAGGGCGTAGACGAGAATGGTAACGAGGTGATGAAGCCTCAGTTGATAAGCGACGAGCTGGGGGCTTTGTTCTTCTCCGCCACTGGCAGCGACAAATTACCGCTTTCGGGCGAGGAGAAGCTAAGGCTTGCCAAGATAGCGCAGCAGATGGCTACTCACCCTAGCGAGGTGGACGTTACGAGTGAGGACATCACCCTCATCAAGCGCATCCTAGAGCCTACTTGCTCGGCAGGGGCTTACCTTCAGGTGTACAATATCTTGGAGGGGTAATGTAGCAACAATGATATTGATACGAACACTATGAGAGATATTTTAGACCGCTTACTCGTACTGAATACAAGAGACATCATCGGGCGGTTTCTTTGGCTCTTGGTGGGCATCGTATTCTGCCGAGTGCACGGATGGAAGGGCTTGTTGCTCTGCCTCTTTGTGATGGCAGCTAGAGAGGTGTGGCAGTGGAAGCATTACCACCTCCAATGCTTCGAATGGGAGGATGTGCTCAGATACACCATCATCTTGCTCGTCGGGTACGTGGTGGCGATGATGATATGATAGCATTTCTTATTGTCTAATATATGTGTTAGGTTAGTACTAGAATTTGTACTGTTTTCTAAAATCAAAGGCGGCTGGGCAGTGATGCTCGGTCGCCTTTATGTATTTCATTTTAGATATTCAATAGATGATATTGTTTGCCAATCATTATGATTTTCAGCTTTGATAACTATACCTTCATCCAGGAACTCACATTTCTTGTCAGACTTACCCCAATACATTCCTTTATTTATTCCAAATATACCTACCATATAGTCGTTTGGTCGTGGATTGCACTTGTGTTCCAGTTCCCTCTCCCTAGGAGTGACAGGCTTTAAGCTGCCACCTACTAGGTATGGCATATCTTTTTCGTATAATTCTATCTGTCTCATATTGATAATGTTTAATTGTTAATGTATTTGGGTGCAAAGATACGATTTTTCTTAGACAATTCGTTAGACACATTAGACAAAATACCTTAATTTCGTTAGACACGTTAGACAAGAAGGTGTTTCATTCCTCATTTTTCAGTGTATTTCAGTGTTTCATTGCGTAAAAAATGGCGATTTCAGTATTTTTCAGTGTAGATTTTCTTGCAATAGGAATCATCTTTTTCTAATTTTGTGGTCGCTAAACATAAAATTTTAAGAACTGATGATGAAGTCAATTATTACTTATGAAATGCTCGCTTTCGCCTTTATGAGTATGGGTAGGCAGTTCGAGAAGGCGGCAGAGCAGAAAAGACACAACGAGCCAATAACTGCTTGTGGTATCAGCGAGGATGAACTTGCCGAATTAGGCTAGAAGGCTACCTATATGATGAACCCTATGATGAGCACGGAGGAGGTTAAGGAGAAGCTCCACGTTTCTGATGCAACTCTTAACAGAATGGTGAGCCGTGGAGACATACCCAACGGCGAGTGCAAGAAACGTGGGCATACGAGGTATTGGAAGAAGTGGGACATCATTCAATACATCAAGAAGAAAAGGAACTCTTAGGAATTTTCTAATAGTTGAACCTGTAAGGAATACTTACAAGTTGAAGAGAGAAGCAATTACTTGCCTCTCTCTTTTCTTTCCTTCCCTTTCCTTCTTTCTTTCCTCTCCTTTTCTTTCTATTTCTTTCCAAAGTTTCAAAGATTGAAAAGAATTGCAAGAAATGACATAGGTGTCTATCACCTTAAATCATTGATATTCAACCGATAAAAGAAAACGTGATAGAGTTATAATCTATCTCACACATTCCTTGTACCTTTGCACCCGTAGTACTACAATAGTGTTAGATAACTTTAAGGATAACTTAAAAAGAT